TCAACAAATAAATGATAGGATAATGCCATGAAAATAGAACTTAAACATTTAATTTCATTTTTACCTTTGGTCTTAGCTTTTGGTATCCTTTATGGAACTTTTACAACTAAGATAGAGGCACTTGAAACTAAGGTTGAGACTATGGAAGGCATAAGTACTGATGTTGCTATTATTAAAGAAAAAATAATGTGGATGGAAGATTTTATGCTTAAAACCTATCAAGGTGATTATAAATTATAATGGCCATATCAAGGTCTCAAATGTCTCAACAAGTATCCGTAGGAGGAAATAAAATGACAAAACCTGGGTTATATGCAAACATTCATGCAAAACGCAAAAGAATCAAAGCTGGCAGTAATGAGAAAATGAGAAAACCAGGGAGCTCAGGATCTCCAACATCCAATAGCTTTAAAAAAGCAGCTAAGACAGTCAAAAAAAAGAAAACTTAGTGTCAAGAAGAAAACAAGCCGAAAAAATTAAAGCAGACGTTATTCAATGGTCTAAAAAAGTTTTAGAACCTATGAATAAACACATAGGTTTTCCAGCCTGTCCTTTTGCAGCTAAATGGAGAAAAGAAAATAAAGTACGAATTGAAGTTCGTATGGATAAAACGAAATACGAAAAACATCTCACTGATGCAATTAAATCTTGGAACAAAAAACAACATGATATTATTATATATTGTGACCCTTTTTGGTCCCAATATACTCCCGAACAATTTCAAGAAAAAATAGATTTTTATAATAAAACTTATAACAAAAGAGACGTGTATTTTATGGGATTTCATCCTGAAACTCCTGCTAGCCCTGATGAACAAGATTTTTTGTGTGATCCTACAGAAGAACCCGTAGAACATTCAGATTTAGAGTACTCTATGATGCTAGTACAGAAGTTTAAACAACTTTATGAAGCGAGTTGCAAACTGCATAAGATAGGTTATTATGAGAAGTGGCCTGTTGAGTATTACAATGAAGTTGTAAAAACTAGACAAGACACTTACGAAAAACTATTTAAAAAGGAGTAATATTATGATGAAAAAGAAACAAGTAATTAAAAAAAGAGGTGGCGGCATGGCTAAAAAGAAACAAGTCATGAAAAAGCGTGGTGGCGGTATGATGAAAAGCATGAGCAAAGGTGGATCTGCTAAGTCCAAAAAAAGTTAATTATTTATGGCTACTTCAGGAACAACCACTTTTAATCTAGACATAGATGATGTCATAGAAGACGCTTACGAAAGATGTGGTGTTGAAACTAGATCAGGATATGATCTTAAATCAGCTAGACGTAGTCTTAACATTTTATTTCAAGAGTGGATGAACAGAGGAGTTCATTTATGGAAAGTTGAAAATGTAACTGCAAATTTAACTGCTGGAACTACTACTTACACTGCTCCAAGTGATGCTAGTGATCTTTTAGAAATGACTTTTAGAAGAGTTTCAGGAGGAAATACTACTGATACTACAATGTCAAAAATATCTAGATCAGAGTATCAATCTTTACCTAATAAATTTTCTCAAGGACAACCTACTCAATATTATGTTGAAAGAAATTTATCTAATGTAGAAATTAGTTTATATCAAACACCTGACACTACTGACACTCAAATAAATTATAATTATATAGGAAGAATACAGGATGTTGGAGCTTATACAGACCAGCCCGATGCACCTTTCAGATTTTTACCCTGCATGGTATCAGGACTGGCTTTTTATTTATCTCAAAAAAAGAATCCTCAAATGACTCAATCTTTAAAACTTTATTATGAAGACGAGTTACAGAGAGCTTTAATAGAGGATAGTCAAAGAGCATCCGTTCACATCGTTCCTAGAAGCTATTATATAGGTTCCTAGTATGTCTACCTTTGCAACAGGTAAATTCGCTTTAGCTCTTTGCGATAGATGCGGACAACAATATGATTTTCATCAGTTAAGAGAAGAATGGAACCGACTAATGACGTGTCCTGAATGCTTTGAAGTAAAACATCCTCAATTAAATCCCCCCTATCATGCTGGAGATGCTCAGGCTCTACCTTGGGCTAGGCCTGCGAGACAAGAGCCAATGACTGTTTTTGTAGGGGCTCCAGGAGACTCTGCATTTGAATCAAATGGAATGCAACCATCTAAACAAATCAGGCAGTTGCTTGTCAGTTCATTTGTTGGTAATGTGACAGTGGTGATATCATGAATTATTCTGAACTTTTAACAAATGTAAGAAACTACACTGAAGTATCTAGTGATGTGCTAAGCAATGCTGTTATTAATGTTTTTATTACTAACACTGAAAATAGGATCGCTAGACAACTAGATAGTGATGATCAAAGAAGATATGCTACTACAGCCACTGTGTCCAATAATTCTTTTTTAGATGTCTCAGGACCTGAAGGAGGTTTTCGATTTGCTAGGGCATTACAACTTGTTAAATCAGATGATACAAGAATTTGGCTACAACAGAGAGATGCTACTTTTATGGACGAATACGCTGTAGAAAGATCTACTACAGATGCAAATTTTACTGGTCAACCTAAATACTGGGGAAATTGGAACAATAATACCTTAATAGTGGCTCCTACTCCTGATCAAGTTTATACCATAGAAATGTGGTACGATGAGACTCCTGAACACATAGATACTACTAGTGGCACTGCTACTACTTTTATATCAAATAATGCTCCTGAAGTATTATTGTATGCAGTTTTAGGAGAAACTTTTTCTTACTTGAAAAACCCTCAAGATATGCAATTATACGAAGCTAAGTATCAAGGTGCCCTGCAAGATTTTGCACAGGAACAGATGGGACGTAAACGTAGGGATGAGTATCAAAATGGTGTGTTACGAATTCCAATGAAATCTATGACACCATAAAAAAAGGAGTAATAAAATGACAATTGATCAAGCAGTATGTGCTTCATTTAAACAGGAGCTGTTAGCAGGTGACCATAATATCGATGGCGATACAATTAATCTAGCTTTATTTACAAGTTCAGCAACATTAAATGGAAACACAACAGCCTACACCACAACAAACGAAGTAGGTAATTCAGGAACATACGCAGCAGGTGGAGCAACTCTAGCGAGTGCAACTATCGGCTTAACAGCAACTAGTGCGACAGCTTCAACAGCATTTGTTGATTTTGCAAACGTAAGTTTTACATCAGCAACAATTTCAGCTCAAGCAGCTGTGATCTATAACAGATCTTCAGCAAATACTAACGCAGCTATTTGTGTTCTTGATTTTGGCGCAGTAAAAACATCGACAAACGGTACATTCACAATCGCATTCCCAACAAATGATGCATCAAGTTCTATATTAAGAATATCCTAGTCTAGGAGGTCTCCATGGCAGATTTACAAGGTTGGGGTAGAGGCACCTGGAGTTCAGGTTCTTGGGGAGAATTTATCCCTGTCGAAGTTACAGGTAATCAAGTCAATACCTCTTTAGCAGACGTATCTGTTTCCGTAGGAACAGGAGTTATTGTTTCTGCAACAGGACTTCCAATTAATTCAACTTTAGCAGGCGTATCTGTTTCCGTAGGAATAGAAGTTAATCCAAATCCTGTTGTAATCAATACAAGTCTAGGGTCAGTAGACATAGAGATTAGTTCAGTTATTGAACCAGCCGCTGTTACATTAACTACTACTTTAGATAATGTTACTGTTATTGAAGGAACAGGAATTATTGTCTCTGCAACAGGACTTCCAATTAATTCAACTTTAGATAATGTCACTGTTTCCGTAGGAACAGGAGTTATTGTTAATCCAAATCCTGTTGTAATCAATACAAGTCTAGGGTCAGTAGACATAGAGATTAGTTCAGTTATTGAACCAGCCGCTGTTACATTAACTACTACTTTAGATAATGTCACTGTTTCCGTAGGAACAGGAGTTATTGTCTCTGCAACAGGGATAGGTATGACCTTTAGTGAGGCTTCTATATCTCCTACTGGTGATGCTTTAGTTTTCCCAACTTCATTAACTATGACCTTATCCTTAGCTAATATATATTCAACTCCATGGGCTAATGTAGTCACAAATGCAAATAATACTTGGACAGGGGTAGACGCAGCTTAGTTTGTCTAAAATTTTAGTAGGACTGTATATATGTAGACATGACGCAAACATGTGTACATTTGATGGAAAAAATTTCAAATATCTACAATTAGAAAGATATTTTAATATTAAGCATTATTCTAATCCTAATCTTTTTGAATGGCAAAAAATTTTAAAGGATGTCTTTCATTATGATACATCTGATGTAAAAGCCATAGGCATATCGTTAAATAATAATTATAATGGAAACTATTATCAAAATCAAAACGATGTTGTCGAACAAAAAAATATTTTTAATTTAGACGTACCTACCTTCAATGTTGATCATCATTACGCACATGCCTTATCTTCTTTAAGCAATACTAAAAATCATTTTGTATCTGACTGTCAAGGTAACTATAGAAGATGGATGTCTGTATTAGATGATAAAAAAATTATTGACACAAAACATGATCCAATGAACGGTAAATCATTTGGTCTTGCCTTAGATGAGATGGGATTTTTTATGGGAGTTGGGCCTGCTTATCATTTTGATAATGCAGGAAAAATAATGGCTTTTAATGGATATGGTGAAATTAATAATACTTATTTAGATTTTATGAATAAGTATGGATTAGAGCATTCTCAAATAACACTTGAATACAATAACTTAGAGAATGTTTTAAATAAATTTTTGACTCCAAAAGATACATGGGATTTTGTCAAAACTTTTCATCATAGGTACTCTATATTATTTGAAGAATATTTAAAAAAATTTTTTAAAGAAAAAGATTCTTTTACTTACTCAGGAGGAGTAATGCAGAACATTGTTATTAATACTAAATTAAGAGAAAAGTTTTCAAATATTGAAATTAATCCTATAGGATATGATGGAGGATTATCAATAGGAGCTCTCGAAGCAGTAAGACAAATATATGATTATCCTAAAATTAAAATATCCAATTATCCTTTTATTCAAGAAGATGAGTGTCCTGAAGAACCTACACAAGACACAATAAATAAAACTGCTGAGTTGTTGGCTCAAGGTAAAGTTATAATGTGGTATCAAGGTAAAGGAGAAGCTGGTCCAAGAGCTTTAGGTAATAGATCAATATTAGTAAATCCAAATGTTAAATATGCCAAAGAAATGGTTAATGAAAAAGTAAAAAAGAGAGAGTGGTATAGACCATACGGAGCTAGTGTAAAATTAGATAAATATAAAGATTATTTTAAATTAGATTGGGAGAGTCCATACATGCTATATCAGGCTCAATGTCTTGATCCTTTTAATTTGCAATCAATTACTCATGCAGATGGCACTTGTAGAATACAGACGGTCTCATCTACTAATAAAATATTTTATAGTTTATTGGACAGTTTTGACAAAATTACAGGTTTTCCAATACTATTAAACACTTCTATGAATTTGCCTGGATATCCAATAACAGGGAGTTTTAATACTACAAAAAAAATGTTTGACAATTCGCAAGCTGATATATTAATCATAGGTAATGAAATACTTAAAAAGTAGTTGAGTATGTCAATAAAAAAGAGTAAATTTTAACGAGGTTATAAAAAATGGCATCAACATATTCAGATAGACTTAAATTAGAGATTATGTCCACAGGCGCAAACGCCAGTACATGGGGCACTAATACAAATAATAATTTAGATGTAATTGACGCTTTTATGTCAGGCTATCTTTCAAAGTCAGTTGCGGGTTCTTCTAACATTACTCTTACAACTGCTAATGCCTCAGATACAGCAGAATCATCTAATAGAACAATACGATTAACAGGTGCTTTAACAGGAAACATTGTTGTATTTATTCCCGCAGTAGAAAGTAAATATTCTTTTTTTAACAACACAACAGGTTCATGGACTTTAACAATTGCAGCAACAGGACACACAGCAAATGGTATTGTCATTGCTCAGAGTGCAAAAACCACAGTATTTTGTGATGGCGCATCAAATTACAATGTAGAAATTCTTTCTTCTACAGATGCAGGAGCCTTAGCCTCAGGAACTTTAGCTGACGCAAGATTTCCTGCAACATTACCTGCAGTCAGTGGAGCAAATTTAACAAATTTAGACGCATCAAATTTAGCCTCAGGAACTTTAGCTGACGCAAGATTTCCTGCAACATTACCTGCAGTCAGTGGAGCAAATTTAACAAATTTAGACGCATCAAATTTAGCCTCAGGAACATTAAGTAATGATCGTCTTGATACTGTACCTACAACTAAAGGTGGAACAGGACTAACAAGTCTTGGTTCTGCGGGACAAATTATTCAAGTAAACGCACCAGGTGCAGCACTTGAGTATGCTGATGCAGGAGGCGGAGCAATTGGTAATGTTACAACAGCTACACAATTGACAAGTTCAGGTACTATTACAACTAGAGCAGATACTTTATTTGCTATCGGAATTGCAGTTGGTGGAGGCGGGTCAGGTGGCTGTGGTGGACACGGATTTGGTCAAGGCCAAGGACAACCAGGTGCAACAACTACAGGTTTAGGTTTGACAGGTGCAGGTGGAACACAAGGTGCAGCAGGGTATCCAAATCCAGGATCTAATGGCGGAGCCGGAGGAGCGGGGGGCGGAATGCTCGGTGGTGCAGCAGGCGGAACTGGCACTCCAGGAAAATTAGGTTCAGGAGGAGCAGGTGGTACAAATCCTTTTGGCTTAGGAAGTGGCGGACAGGGGTCTCCAGGAAGTGGTGAACATGGCGCAGGCGGAGGAGCAGGCGGAGCCTTTAGCGATATCACAGGACCTTTCACAAGAGGTGGTACACTTTCAGTGACAGTAGGAGCAGGCGGTATTGGTAGACCAGGTGGTAGAGGTACAGGTCAGTCTGGTGCAGCAGGAATGTTTAGATATTCGGAGTATTATACATAATGGCTAAGTGGTATAAGATCAATGATATTAAGGTAGTAGAAGTTTCTGATACCTCAGTAATAGGTTGGTATGAAACATCGAACGACAATGTCGTACAGGGTTGGTGGTTTCAAAATGGTGATGTCGCTGATTCATATACTTACGGTATTGATGCTTTAAGAGAAGCTAGAGATTTAGCATTAACATCTTCTGATTGGACACAATTACCTAACTCACCTTTAACAGATTCAAAGAAAGCAGAATGGGCTACATATAGGCAGGAACTAAGAGATTTTCCTGCAAGTCACACAACATTTACTGTAACCTTGGATGGCACAGACACAGTGTGGCCTGTTCAACCTTCCTAGTGTTTTTAAAAAATAATTATTGGTTTTATGATAAAGCACTTAATCCAAAAGTGTGTCAGCAAATAATTAATTATGGTAATTCTTTAAAAGAAAACGCAGGTGTTACATCTGATACAAGTGAAGGCACTGAGGAAGATAAAAACAAATTAGCTCAAATCAGAGAATCTAGAATAGCTTGGATTCCACAACTAAGATGGCTTAATATTTGGTTTTGGGATTTTGCTATGAACGCAAATAAATCTGCGAATTGGGATTTTGATGTTAATATGTCTGAACAATATCAATTTACAAAATATAGAAAAGGTCATTTTTATGGTTGGCATCAAGATTGTGGACCTGATAATGTTGGAGATGGTTTACAAAGAAAACTATCTTTAGTTTGCACATTAACTAATCCTTCTGAGTATGAAGGAGGACAACTAGAAATATGTGATCCACAAATGTCTCCTATCAGAAAGTTAGAAGATAAAATACATAGTGAAGAACAATGGTTCAATCAAGGAACAGTAATTATTTTTCCTAGTCATATGTGGCATCAAGTAAAAAAAGTTACTCAAGGTACTAGATATTCTTTAGTGACATGGTTTAGAGGAAAGGAATTTGAATGACAACATTTGAACAAGAAAATTACGTTATAATAAAAAAAGCTATTAGCGAAGAGATAGCTAGTTTTGTGAATGAATATTTTAATATGAAAATGAAGGTTACAGCAAAACTTTTTGAAGCAAATATGATTTCTCCTTTTGAAGAAAACTATGGAGTATTTGATGACCATCAAGTTCCTGGTGCTTTTTCTTCTTATTCAGATATAGCTATGGAAGTTTTACTTAATGCCTTACATCCTTTAATGGAAAAAGAAACAGGTATTAAATTAATATCTAATAATTCTTATGCACGTGTATATTTAAAAGGTCAAAAATTACCAAGACATAAAGACAGATTTGCATGTGAAATATCTACTACCCTTAATTTGGGAGGAGATCCATGGCCTATTTTTTTGGAGCCTGATGATAAAAAAGGTATAGAAGAAAATGGAAAATACATATCTGAAAATAGTAAGGGTCTTAAAGTAGATTTAGGTCCTGGTGACATGTTAATATATAAAGGAAATTTACTCGAACATTGGAGAGAACCTTTAGAGGGAGACAGATGTACACAAGTATTTCTTCATTATAACAGAGCTGATCATAAAGAGCCGCCATTTGATGGAAGAGAATTTTTAGGTTTACCAAGTTGTTTCGTATTAGGCAAAAAATAAAGTTTTACAGTAAACACTTTTCTTTATTAGAAAAACAATATATGGAGTAAAAAAGAATATGATTAAACCTGAAGAAATAAAAGATAAGAATTTTAAGTTATTTTTAGGAATGCCTATGTATGGAGGAATGTTATCTGAAACTACATTACATGGTTTATTGGATTTACAACAATGGTCGTTGTCAAAACAAAAAAATGTTGAAATGAGAATACAGACCATGGGTAATGAAAGTTTAATAACTAGAGCAAGAAACACGATTGTGTCAATGATGATGGATGCTCAAGATTATGTTGCGACTCATTTACTTTTTATAGATGCAGACATTGGTTTTAGTTGGCAAAACGTTGAAAGATTAATTTGCGCTGATAAAGACATTGCCTGTGGAGTATATCCTAGAAAACATTTACATTTAGAAAAAGCTAATAAATATATTCAAGAAAATCCTGATATATCTCCTGATGAATTAGAGGCTAGAATATTAGGATATAATATTAACTTTGATAACCCTAAAGAATTAAAAGGAGAAAATGGATTTTTCAAAGTACAAGAAGCCGCTACAGGAATGATGTTAATTAAAAGAGAGGTTTTAAGAAAAATGATGAAAGCTTACCCTGAAAGAAAATATGAATCTGATCAAATTGTCAATGGTGGCTACTATAAATCAGATAATTGTTACGATTTGTTTGCAGTTGGTCCTTATGAAACTTTGGATCAAAAAAGATATTTATCAGAGGATTATTACTTTTCAAGATTGTGGCAACAACTTGGTGGAGAAATTTGGGCAGATTTAGCAAGTCCATTAACTCATTTTGGAAACAGAGCATTCAAGGGACATGTAGGTACTTTAGTAACAAAAGTAGATGATTCAAATAATAGATAATTTTTTTAGTATATATAGTAGAGACTACTATTTATTTGCGAAACAGCTTACGTTTCATGAGTCATTAAATTATAAAAATCTTATGGGATTTGATGACAAGCATGTAGATTTTCCAGGACGCAGAACTTTACAACTTAGCACAGAGTCACCTTTCTTTTATTTAAATATTGTAAATAATGTTTATGATAGGTTTGGTATAAAATTAGACGATACAGCAGGAGTATATTGTCATGTTAGATTTGAAAATGATAGAGATGATTGGATACACACCGATAAAGGAAAAACAATATTGGTATTTTTATCTGAAACAAATTTAGACTCTGGAACATGTTTTTTTGATAATAATGATAATCTTACTGATAACATTAGTTTTATACATAATAGAGCTGTAATGTTTGATGGTAATATAAAACACATGTCAAAAAAAAATTATGGTTCAACAATAGAAGATGGCAGGATGACTATTAACATATTTATTGAAAATGCTTAAATCTGTAAAAGAAGGGTCTATATTATTAAAGCCTCAATTTCTACCTTTAGAGGTTTATAATTCCACTCTTGATATATTTAACAACAATAAATTTTACGCAACATATCAGCCTTCGGAAATATTCTATGGTAATAGATTACAGGCTTATCCTTGTCATCAGTATATATTAAGAGAAGATGAAAATAAAATATTTACAGATCTTATGTGTCAATTATTAGAGACTCCTATAGAACTTTTTACCATTGCAAGAAAAATTATAACCACAGAGATACAACAGTCAAAGTGCAATACAAAATATGGCTACATACATCAGGACTCTCATTGTGATCTAGCGGCTGTATTACCTTTTGATCAAACAGTAGACGGAGGAACAGCTTTCTTTGAGAATATTTGGGATAAGTATCCCGATATAACAGTAGGTGCATATCCTAACAGGCTTATTGTATACAACTCACAAAGACCTCACTCGCCTTCACATGATTTTACATTTGCAGAAAGAAAGGTTTTAGCCTTTATGATAAAGTTGAAATGAAACTAGAAGTAATACAGTTTTCAATTCATAGTTTATATTCTGTCTATATTGTAAGAGATTATTTATCTCAAGAAGAGTTGCACAAGCTTGATAAGGCTCTCAGAGATAAAACAGAAATAGATGAGATGAATAAATCTACTAATGTAAAAGGTAATATGACTTCTTATTCTGCTCTACAAGATGTACAAGAATGCACAGATTTGATTGGTAAGGCAATCTTTACCATTGATTCAATAGTTAAACTAAGGAGCTCTCATGGAAGAGATAATTTTCTATATCGTGTTACTGATGCTTGGGGAATGAGACACAACACTAATGACTATTCTATAAATCATGCTCATTATCCTTCTCATTGGTCTGCTGCTTTTTATACTACTGTGCCTGATCCTAAGCCATTTATGAAGCTTATTGAGTTTAATAATAAAATAGAATTGGATAGTAATATGTTAATTATATTTCCTGCTATGGTTAATCACGAGGTATCTATTAATGAATCTGATAAAGAAAGAATATCAATGGCTTTTAATATTGATGTGGAAAAACAGTAAAACTGTAGTATATTATAGAAATGTCCTTAGTAAATTTTAGACCAGATCCAGGTATTAATAAAGAAATCACCGATTACACAGGTGCAAATAAGTGGACTGACGGTGATATGGTTAGATTTTTCCAAGGATTACCACAAAAAATAAAAGGTTGGGAAAAATTTATATCTACAACCCTTGTAGGAGTGGCAAGAGATCAGCACGCTTGGGTGGCATTAGATGGCACAAGATATAACGCCATAGGCACAGACAGAAAATTATACGTAATAGAAGAGGGTACTGCATTTGACATTACTCCTTTAAGAAGAACACAAGCTCGTACAAATCCTTTTACCACTAATGCCACTACTTCAGTTGTTGTTACTGATACAGCACATGATGCTCATCAAGGTGATTTTGTTACTTTTGATAGTTTTAGTGCAATAGATGATTTAGATATGAACAAAGAGTTTGAAGTAACTTCTATTGTAAACACTTCCGCATATGTCGTAACTCATACAAGTACCGCTTCAGGATCTACCGCTTCGGGCGGAGGCACGGGCAATATGAAGTATCAAATAAACATTGGTCCTTCTCTGTCAACTTCAGCTTACGGTTGGGGTACAGATACCTGGGGAGCAGGTACATGGGGCACACCTTCAACCTCATCAAACGTAACATTAGAAGCTAGACAATGGTCATTAGATAATTTTGGTGAAGATTTAATAGCAACTGTTTTAAATGGTGGTGCTTTTAAATGGGACACATCAGTAGGTGTATCAACAAGAGCATCTCAAATTACTAACACTCCCACAGCTTCAAGGCTAAGTTTGATATCTACTCCTGATAGACATTTAATATTTATGGGTACTCAATCGACAATAGGTTCAGAGCCACAAGATGATTTATTAATAAGATTCTCTAGTCAAGAAGATATAGAAACTTATCAACCAACGGCTGAGAATACAGCTGGATCACTAAGAGTTGCTGACGGATCGCGAATCGTGGGAGCAACAAGATCAAGAGGTCAGATACTTGTATGGACCGATACTTCTTTGCACTCTCTACAATTTATAGGTCCACCATTTACTTTTGGTCTAAGACAATTAGGTCAATCCTGTGGTATTATAGGACAACACGCTGCTATAGATATTAATGGTAATTCTTATTGGATGTCTCAAAGTTCTTTTTATGCTTTCGATGGTACTGTTAAAAAACTACCTTGCACTGTAGAACAGTTTGTTTTTAATAATATAAATCAAACAGGAGCAGAAAATGCTTTTGCAGGACATAACGGTGAATTCAATGAAATATTATGGTTTTACCCTAGAACAGGATCAGATCAAATAAACGCTATTGTAGCTTATAATTATTTAGAGGGAACTTGGTGGACAGGAACATTAGCTCGATCAACGTGGATTGATAGAGAAGTTTATGATATCCCTATAGCTACTGAATTTTTTCCTTCAGCAATAGCTAACAACGAAGTTATTCTCGGACTAACAGCAGGATCTAGTCAAGCATTTATACATGAGACAGGAAATGATGCTGATGGAGCAGCAATTACAGCTTATGTAAAGTCAGGTGTAGTAGAATTAGGGACAGGGGATGAGTTTTCATTTGTATCAAAATTAATTCCTGATATACAAAATCAAGAAGGAGTTTTGAACGCAAAGTTAGAGTTTAAAAATTATCCAAATAATAGTATAAGTGTCACAAAAACTGCTAGCTTTACTGATAGCACAGAGTTTGTTAGTTTAAGAGGCAGAGGAAGAGAGTTTACTGTTAATCTTGTGTCTAACACTACAGGCACATCTTGGAGGGCGGGTACTCAAAGATTTGATATACAACCTGATGGCAGAAGATAATGGCTAAATTAGTTTTACAAAGATTTCCTGATCCAAGACCTGAGTATGATGCTCAACAGTCTTCTGAACTTATTAGACAATTAGAGGAAATGATACAACAATTAAACACACAGTACACTCAGGATACTCAAGAAGAGAGTACAAGAAGAACTTGGTTCTTAGGATAAGATATGGCAGACGTATTTAGAAGATTTACACAAACAGCACCTAACACAGCGGTCAATACACTTTTTACAGTTCCTACTCCTGATCTTGCAGCGACTCCTCCTGTTCCTGTTTCAACTTTTATTGTGAAAACTATTATTCTACATAACTCCGCTGGTTCAGGAACCGTTAATGTAAAATTAACACATAATGATGGCGCGG